AACACATTAGTCCAGCCCATCCACGAGGCAGCGAGTTCTGCTCCACCAATACCCGAAAAGAGGCTTGCGTGAGTATGTTTCATACGCTTTACTTCAATAATTCGGGGTTATCTGTTACGTTGCCTATTACAATTTTACCACACTCGTTTATCCACTTTTTTGAAATAATATTACCTTTTTCCCAATTATTGTGAACTAAAGGACACCACGCTCTATAAGAACACATACTATTGTCATATTTAACAATATGCCTGTACCCTTTACTTTCGATTATGTCCCCCTCAAAGATTTTCTTTCCATTCTTGTCTTTTAAGCCTGTGTACTGACCAATGCTTTCTGGGAATACAGCATCAAAAATAAGAGTCTTACTACCTTCTTTATAGTAGGCAATAGCTACATCATCATTTGCGTATGAATGGACAAGGTCTCCGCAAACCCATTCCTTCTGAAAATTTATTCCTCTAAATAATATGTATCTTTTCATGTTACCTCCTTGTATTAATAGATTGAACTCTATGCGTTTGATGACTAAATTTGCCAGTCCTTGTAGTGTATTGATAGTAAGTCATTCCGTTTGCATCTGTGAAATAAACGTCCTCTCCACCATCATGAAAACGATATACCTTTACTCCGTTGCACTCAAACAAGAACCTAACATAGTAATCTTTCAACCTTTGCTCATTCTCTTGCTTTCGTATCTGCTCCTTTGTCAGCTTCGGTTTAGGTGGTTCGGGTTTCTTCCTAATCTCGTAGCCACAAGAACTGACTACAAAGGCTAACACTGACAATAAAATTAGTTTCTTCATATTACTTTTTATTCTTCAAAATTTATTTTCTGTTGTAAATACTTCTCTGTATACCACTTTTTGTACGACTTGCCACTTATCCACCAATCAAACATATCATCAGGTGATGAATCGTAGCGCACAAGTCCTTTTTCCTTTAGTTTGGCACACGCTTTTATCCAATTCTTTTTGACATGCGGATAGTCTTTTATTTCTCGCTCTTTCTGTTTGAAAGAAGACATCGGGCAACAGATGCAACCAATACGCCTATACCCGTTATCATACAAACTGCAATGCTCTATGTTATTGGCGTTAAGGAATGTCCAAACATCATTGTCTGTCCAATATAGAATAGGGCTGACAACAATCTTTTCCTTACCATTTCCCATACATTGCACAAGAGTTTCCTCGTGTTCGGAGAATTGGTCAAAGTTCCATTGCTTGCGTTTCTTTGGATTTGCGTTAGTACTTTCAACAACTTCACGTTTTGACCGCCTTACGCTTTCTGCTTTTCTAACGCCTATTAACGTTACATACCCTGCCCCTGATGTCTCCTTGTATTCAGCACAACACCAGCGCAACCGCATTGTAGGTAATATACCCTTTTTAACCGCCATGTTATAAATGCTCATCTTTGGCTTTATCATGTCTACTTCGGGGTAGTTTCTTCTAACAAAGCGGATAACTTCGGGAGGATCAACGCTTGTTAAATTCATGTGTGCTTTAAACTTCACACCTGCCATAAGTGCAAGGTGATATAACACTTGGCTGTCTTTTCCACCACTAAAGGCTAACCAAAAGCCATCATCATTCATTGATAGGGCAAGCCGTTCAGCTTTCTGTAGTACCTTTATGGAGTAGTCTATTTTCTTCTGTAAACTTGATGTTATTCCGCCCATAAATTAAAATTTATCATTGTTCTCAAAATAAACCACAGAAAACATAAGAAAGAATGCCACAAAAAGCAAGATAAAAAACCATCTCGCAATCATATCCACGTGCGCTACCCATGCTATATCCCAATTCACAAAGGCAAACGCCATGTAAAGGATTATAAAAGAAATAACAAACGATGATAATAACATTTTAATCATTTTGCAATCCTCCAATTACCTTGTTTATACTTCGCATACGGACGTGAAATCCATATTGGCTCGGACTTGATAAACCAACCACCCTGCAACAACTCCGCACGTGACATAGGTTCGCTCATTTCAAAGGATATATTCTTTCCACAACGAGCGCAATTACACTCCTTTATCACTACGTATCGGTGTTCTTTGTCAACGAGTGGGGCTGCGTACATTTCCTCAACATGTACGTGTCCGAATAGTCTGCAAATTAGTTTCTTAATCATAATTCCTCCTTTTCAAATTCATCTTTAGGAACTCTACCAACCATGTATATGTGGAAAGGCTCCAGTGTAGGAAAGTACTTCAGATACTCCTTACAAAGTCTACATCGTTTATTAAATGAAATAATAACGAATGTATCTGTCCCTTCTAATACATCCCTGCCACTCATATAAACTTTACCTGTTTTAGAAAGGCTATTTCCATTACTTCTCGGCTGAAAATACAACCCACTTGCCTTATGTTTAACTCTGTATGGTTTCATAAGTTATCATTTTGTAATTTCCTTTTTATTTGAAAATGCAGTTTATTAATAACGCTGCTGCAACTCCCCAGCCACTAAATGCTATTGTGTACGCAATCCATCTTGTGAGCGAGAATTTCTCCAATGCTTCGGCATAGCTATTTTTGAATTTAATTGCATCACCAAAATGATTCTCAAAGGTTTCCTCACAAGCGTTAGATAATATTCGTTCTATTTTCCTGCGACCTTTCGCTGTGATGATGGGTCTAAATTCATCGTTCTTATACAAGCCGTTCTCACAGGAGAAAACATGAGTATAGTAAACCGTGTCACCGTTGTATTTATCTTGAAGTCCAACTCTAATATCAATTCGAAAGACACCACGTTCTTGGTAATACTTCTCCGCTAAATCTCGGATTTTCGTATCATTCAACTCGACTTTTTCTTGAAGTCTGTTATACTCATACTCACTTAATTGTACAATTCTATTCTCCATACTAATTTTAAGTTAAAAAAATCTGCCTACGTTATATTCTCGAATCAATTAGGCTTCATCGGATCATGCTTGTAGTACTTTTCGTACATCTTTTAAAGCCTTTTCTGTAATTCAAATATTTTCTGTTATAATTTTAATGCTTATTATAAGTTCTTTTCCAAATGAGTTATAAAACTACCAATCTCTTTGTTTAACAATTTCAGTTTATCAACAAAATCGGTAATGCTATCATCTTCTGTCTTGTGCAGGCGGATAGACCAGCTGCAATCTGAGATTTGTAAGAATGTATTACGCATTTTTTCTCCATGCCAGGTAGTACAACCATCAAAACAAATTACATTACCCGTTGACGGTGAACTTTCCTTGTTTAACCAAGTCCTTTTATTGTATGTTTTTATACATTTCATAACCCCAATGCTTGTTTAATTCGTTTCTTATAGTCCTCGTTTGCTGCGTCCATCGCCTCCTCTAAGGTGTCGTGCCATTGGATTGGCGTTTCGTAGGTGGTCGCAAATGCGTATCGTGGTTCGTCTACTGATGCAGATTTATAGATATGATAGATAAACTCAAATATGCCATTGTCAGCTATCAGTCCCTCTCGTGTTTCCTTAAATAGAAGTCTTGGAATCTTCTCCACCACGCTCTCACGCCCTGCGTTGAAAGCAGCCTTGATGTCAGTCACGCTAAAACAAAGGTCATGTATAGACATAGGATTGATTCTATTTCTTTTCAAAAACGCTTTGTGTGCGTACTCTTCTGCTAAATCTTTTTGCTTCATAAGTCATATTTCACTTAAATTCTTTATACCAAATCCCATCTCAAGTGCCATTTTACTTTTTAGAGAAATTACAGCACTGACCAGTATCCTCCCTGTAGGCAACAGAAATCCACCACAAAGGAACATCTGGAGGGTCAGGAAGATAACGTTCACATCTTGCACGGAGCGGGCAAGCTACGCCAAAACAATAAGAATAATCAGATCTAATACTATTAGTCATAATTTTTAGGTTTTTAGGAGTCCTCCCCTATTTCCATAAGGAAGGACTTGTGTTGAACATTTAAGCAACAATAGGCATACACATTTCTGTTAAAGCACTATTAGGGGCATCTTCTTTTAAAAGAATACTTGCCGAAGAAGATTCAAACTCAAGACGGACATTATCTGTAGATATGGTTGTTAAGAGCTTCGATAAATTATTGTGATTAAACGCTATTTCAAACCCCTCAGGGATATTTGCCTCAGTGAAAGCGACAGATTCCTTAGAACCACGAGAGAAATCAGGATCTATCGCTGAAAGGACTAATTGCTCCCCCTCCTTTTGTATACGAATAATCTGTGAACTTTCAGAAGCCATAACCGATATTCGCTTAATCGTTTGGAGAAGGTCACGAACAGGAATTGTGACATGATAAGGGCTTTCTTTGCGAATTACAGAGTTATAATTAGGGTATCTTTGCTCGCACATCCTTACCGCTAATGTAGCATTAGATGAAGAAAGTTTCATCGTACTACTATCCGCCGAAACGTTAATCACATTAGAATCACCAAAAATTATATCAATAGAGTTGGCTACAGAAGCTGGCAAAGGATTTAGTTGTTCCGTACCCTCCTTAATAAAAGGAACACCATGATGATAATCAAACTTATACAATACATGACCATCCGTTCCAGCAAAGGTCACCCCATCCTGTTTTACGTCAATAGCAACATTACCAAAGATAGGACGTAAAGCGTCTTTATTCGTGCAAATAGCTGCAGATTTTACACAAGGAAGGAATACATCCATAGGAAGGGTGATTGCGCACGTTGCTTTCTCTATAGAACGCATCAAAGGAAATTCCACTGGGGAATAAGATTTAAATGTGAATTGTCCACCTTGATACTCTATAATAGTA